GTGAATAACATTGAAGATGCTACGAAGCAGAGTGAAGCTAGAGTTATTATTCAGAAAGTTGGTACGTTAGAAGTTATGACAGAAGCACTAAGCTTTACCATAGCTACACACAGGGCTAACCTAGAAAAACTTTTAGCTGATTCAGAAGAAGCTATTGTAGAGACAGAAGAGGTATCAGAAGATACCAAAGAGTAACCTAATTAATGAGGGCAAACATGACAACTACTTGGGATAAAGTGCATCAACCCTGTCCGTTATGTGACAGTACAGATGCAGTCGGAGTGAATGAAGACGGCTCGGCTAAATGTTTTAGCTGTGATTCATTCATGCCTAACTATGAAGAAGCATGTAAAGGAAAAAATATGGAAACAAATCAACAAACAAATACATCTTTTAAACAACCTGACAATATTGAAGTAGGTTCTTTTTCAGCTTTGACTGATAGAAAGATTACCAAAGATACTGCTCAGAAATATGGAGTTAAAGTTGTTCACGATTTACAAGGGAATGTAATCAAACACATGTATCCATTTTATAATGGACATGAAGTATCAGCTACTAAAACAAGAAATGTCAGAGATAAAATATTCTTTTGGCAAGGTACTAAAGCAGAGACTGGATTGTTTGGTCAACAGCTTTTCAAAAGTGGTAAGTATATTACTATTACCGAAGGCGAATGTGATGCTATGTCAGCTTATGAACTACTCGGTAGTAGGTGGGCAGTTGTTTCTATTAAGAGTGGAGCTGCCGGAGCAGTCAAAGATATCAAGGAAAGCTTAGAGTTTTTTGATGACTTTGAAAATGTTATCATTGCTTTTGATAATGATAAAGCAGGTAAAGAAGCTTCACAAAAAGTAGCTAGACTGTTTAAACCTAGTAAGGCTAAGATACTTTCATTACCTAACGGGTGGAAAGACCCTAACGATATGCTAAGAAACAACAAGCATAAAGAGTTTGTTGAAGCTTGGTGGGCATCTAAAGTTTACACACCTTCTGGTGTTATAAATGTTTCTGAACAAAGAGATAAGTTTCATAATAGAGAAAAGAAAACTAGTATCCCTTATCCTTGGGAAGGACTTAATGAAAAACTTTATGGTCTTAGACAAGGAGAACTTGTAACTCTTACTGGTGGTACTGGACTAGGTAAGTCTTCTGTGACAAGAGAACTTGAACATCATCTCATAAAAAACACTGGAGATAATGTCGGAGTGATTGCTCTTGAAGAAGATTGGAGAAGAACTATTGATGGTATCTTATCTATCGAAGCTAATGCTAGACTTTACATAGACCAAGAAAGAGAGAACTTTAGTAAAGAAGAACTAGATAAATTCTTTGATGTTCTTTATGACGGAGATAACAAGAACAGAGTATGGGTACATTCTCACTTTGGTACAAATGATATTGATGATATCTTTTCTAAATTAAGATACATGATTATTGGTTGTGAATGTAAGTGGGTAGTCGTAGACCATTTACATATGTTAGTTAGTGCTGTCCATGAAGGCGATGAACGAAGAGCTATTGATACTATTATGACAAGGCTTAGAAGTTTAGTTGAAGAAACTGGAGCAGGTATTGTTTTAGTCTCTCACCTCCGTAGAGTTGACGGTAATAAAGGACACGAGAATGGTATCGAAGTATCGTTATCACATCTAAGAGGCTCAAATAGTATTGGACAATTATCAGATTGTGTGATAGCATTAGAAAGAAATCAACAGTCAGACGATATTGATGAAGCTAGAACTACTAAGATGAGAGTACTTAAGTCTAGATATACTGGAGATGTAGGACTTGCTTCGCATTTACTTTATGATAAAGATACTGGTAGGTTAGCAGAAGTTAGTATATCAGATATTAATGTTGATGAAACAGAACAAGGATTTTAATTATGGATTTAGTTTTTGACATAGAAACAGATGACTTAAAAGCTACTAAAGTTTGGTGCATTGTTGCTCAAGATGTAGACACCAAAGAAGTATTTAAGTATCCACCAGATAAGTTAGATGAAGGTGTAAAGTTATTACAATCAGCAAATAAACTTATTGGTCACAACATTATAGGCTTTGATGTACCTATGATAAAAAAGTTTTTTGATGTAGATTTATTTAAAGATAAAGAAATATTAGACACACTTGTTTTATCTAGGCTATTTAATCCTACTCGTGAAGGTGGACATTCTTTAGAAAAATGGGGATTCAAGCTAGGCTTTAACAAGATTAACTTTGAAGACTATTTAAATTATTCTGATGAGATGTTAAACTATTGTGTTAGAGATGTAGAACTAAATACAAAAGTTTTCTTTGAGCTAAGAAAAGAAGCTAAAGGATTCTCAAAAGAATCAGTACAGTTAGAACATGGCATTGCTCATGTTATGAAGAAGCAAGAATTAGATGGTTTTAAATTCAATATGAAACATGCTGACTTACTTTTATCAGAACTTAGGGAAAGAAAACAAAGTATAGAAGATGAAGTACATACTACATTTAAACCTAAATGGGTAGATGAAAAATTAGTTACTCCTTATATTAAAAAAGATGGTATGCTTTCTAAAAGAGGAATGACTGATGATGAATATGAAAGATGTTTAAACACTTCTAACTATAATCCATTCATGAGAAAAACTTTACAAGAGTTTAATCTTGGTAGTCGTAAACAGATTGGAGAATATTTAACAGACTTTGGTTGGAAGCCAGATAGATTTACACCTACCGGTCAACCTATTGTTGATGAAAAAACTTTATCTGAAATAACTCATATACATGAAGCTAATCTTATTGCTAAGTTTCTTTTATTACAAAAGAGAATAGCACAAGTTGAATCATGGATTGAAGCAGTAGAAGAGGATGAACGAGTGCATGGTTTTGTGATACCTAATGGTGCTATTACTGGTCGTATGACACACAGAAGCCCTAATATGGCACAAGTACCTAGCGTTAATAGTGAGTACGGTGATGAGTGTCGTGCTTGTTGGACAGTAGAAGAAGGCTACAAACTAGTAGGTGTTGATGCTAGTGGACTAGAAATTAGAATGTTAGCACACTATATGAATGACGAGGAATTTATAAATGAAATCATTAACGGAGATATACACACCTTTAATCAAAAACTTGCAGGACTTGAATCTAGAAATCAGGCAAAGACATTCATCTATGCCCTCATGTACGGAGCAGGAGATGAAAAACTTGGGAGTGTGGTTGAAGGAACTACAAGCGATGGCAGAAGAGCTAGACAACATTTCTTTGATAATAAACCTTCATTTAAATCTCTTACAACAAGGGTACAAAGAGCATCTCATAAAAAATTCCTTAAAGGATTAGACGGTAGGAAATTATATATTAGAAATAATCATGCAGCTTTGAATACTTTGTTACAAGGAGCAGGTGCTATTGTAATGAAACAAGCATTAGTTGATTTAGATGATAAGTTAAAACTTAATACTATAGATTATAAATTTGTTGCTAACATACATGATGAGTGGCAGATTGAAGTTAGAGAGTCTCAGGCAGAAGTTGTCGGTATGATGGCAGTTGACTCTATAATAAAAGCCGGAGAGCATTTTAATCTTCGCTGTCCTTTAGACGGTGAATACAAAGTTGGAGGAAACTGGAGTGAAACACATTAAACTAAATGATAGTAGTAGAAAAGGAGATATGGCAGAGTATTATGCAGTAACTTGGTTATGGGATAATGGTTATGAAGTATTTCGTAATGCAGGATGTACAGGTATGGCTGATTTAATTGCTCTTAAAAATGGAGAAACTACTTTAATAGATGTAAAAACTGCACAACCACAATTACATAAAAAAATTGGAAACAATTTTACTAAATGTGGAAGTAGAACTAATGAACAAATAAAAGCAGGTGTCCAGTTATTACAGTTTAATCCAGAAGATAGAAGTTTATACTTTACAAAACATAAAGACAAAAATTATGACAATTAAAAAAGAACTTGACAAGAAACCTAAAGACGAGTATAATAAATTTACAGCCGAGTCTGGACATTGGTATACTAGAGAAGGTGAACCTATGTATACTATCATAGG